CTGATCAGCAAGAGCACTGATAGATGCTTTCATTTGCTGTTCACGAACAAAAGTGTTACGTAGGTTGTTTACGCAAATGTTGGGTCCAACAATCGCCTTGGTTTGGAGGAAGTAATCACGACTAAGTTGCGTGAATTTAACTTCATCAGTTGGAGGAACACAACTACCGCCATCAGCAGTGCTGCCTTCTCCATCATACATGTTTTCCCATGCAACCGCAGCCGAGGTAAGCTCTGCACGGTTAAATACGAAAGTCTTGTGGATATGACCCATGCCTTCTTCCCATGCCTCACGGAGGTGGAGAGTAAGCCAAGGTGTGGTCTTAGCCATCATTTTTTGGTTGATATTCGGGGTGATCCTGCCCGATTCACGGAGCAGCCAGTCATTAATTTCGTTAGCCATAATATTTATTAGTTATAAGTTAAAAGTTTAAGAAGCAATACTACTGAAGAAAACTTCTGTAGAAGTAACAACTAGAACGGATAACGACCGAGCCAACGGAAAATGCTGCTTTTTAGAACCATGCACCTCGAACAGTTCGAGAGACAATTATCCGAAAAAGCAGCATGTGTCAAAACTTTTTTTACTAAAAATTAAAATTTCATTTTTCTCATAGCAGAAAGGAAATCTTCTGGCTCGCTAGAGTTTTGCGCAATTGGTTGCCCCAGTTTTGGTCGGCGCAACACTTCGTTTGCTTCCTTGCCTGTAAGTTCCTGTAACATTTTCTTAGCATTGTTGAGTTCCTTGATTACGTGAGGTAACGCAACACCAGCAAACGCAGCATATGCCTTATCTTTTCCTGCTGCTTTGCTGAAGTCAATAGACAATGATCTATTGCGCAACTTAGACCAATCCTCAGTAGCTTCACCATTTTCATTAGTGAATCCCGGAATTATTGTTTTATACTTATCCCAGATACTAGATTGAATTTGTTGCACTGCTTTCTTTTCAGCTTCAAACTGTTGAGTTTGTTGCTCAATTTGTTCTGCCTCAATCTGACTTAGTTTTGTTGATGCATTGTCTAACATCTCGCTTCTTAGTTTTCCAAGATTGCGGTATTCATACATCATTCGATACAAGTCTTGTTTCTCAAGCTCGTTAAGTCCAGATAGATGAGCATTGATAAGATCAATTTGTAACTCTCTATCTTGTTCACGAATAATATCATGAATTACCTCTGCATCAACATCATGCGCCTTAGCAATCTTTTCTGACTCTTGTAGAATAGTAACAGCTGGCTCAAGAACCTTTTGTTTGTATTCACGCGATGACTCAACCTTAACCTTTGCACTAACCGAACTAAGCTCTTCAACTTGTTGGCGTAAGCCTTCAGCCTCAGCAGCCTTCAACTCAAGATCTTTAATTTTAGATTCAATGTCAGGTGAAACTCTGACATCTACTTTCTTTTCCTTATACTCCTTAAGTTCTTGTCGCAAAGCTCGGAATTTATCTCCAGCTTTAGCGTCCATGCCTTTTGACATTTCTTCTGTCTCTTTGTTGAAAGACTCCTCGCTATACTCAGGTGATTTCTCTTCTTCAGATAAAGCAAGGAATTCATCAGCTTCGTCAATTAAATTAGAATCATCAGGTTGCTCAATGCTCTTATTGACTACTTCTTTCTTTTCTTGCGTCTCTGGTGCTTGGACTTGCTCCAATTGCTCGCTATTATCAGGAAATGCATTCTCATCACTCACTGGAAATGAATCGTTCATTGCTTTGAGAATTTCAATATCTCCCCCGTCGTCGTTTACTTCTTCACTCATGTTTTAGTTTTCTAGTTGTTAATGTAACAGTTTGTTTTATTTTTGCTAACTCGTAAAATGCGTTTAGCCCGGCTAAAATACCCATGTTGTAAGCCTGCGATAATGCGGCTTTTTCTATTGTGTCAACATCTGTCCTGCATCTAGTGCGGGTGATTTCGGAAAATGTTTTCTCCATTAACGGAGTTGCTAAAATATTGCTTAATGCTTGTTGTTCTAGTTCTGTCATAAAGTTTATTAGCCCATGGCTTTAATCCTGTCCAGCTTTGCTTTTACTTCAGCATCTTTAGCTGCGATTTGACTCATAGCTTTTTGAGTTTCAAGAACAATTTTTTGTTGTCCGATTTCTCTCATTTGACGGAGTTTCTCTTGGTGGATCTCAGCTTGCATTTGCATCTTCATGCGCTCTTCTTGAGAAGCACTTTGAATTGCTCCAGCCTGTTGATCTTGTGGTTGTCCTTGCTCTTGAGCGGCGGCTGCTTCTTCTTCAGCTTTTTGTTGCTGCTTGTTGTAAGCGCGAATACCATTAACAATGATCTCACCAATTTGTTGAGTTCTTTGTAGGAATGAGTTATACTGTTCTTGGATTTCAGGTTGCACAGTAGTCATCTCTAGAGTTTGAGTAAGATGCTCATGAACTGGAGAGAATGTTGTTGCATACTGCATTAGATCAACCTGACCATTCTCAACTCCTTGTAGAGACTCCTCAAGGATTGCCAAGTGACGAGGAATATGAACCATGTGCATCTCTCCATCAATTGGATTAACTTGTTGGCCTTGTAGCAATAGAGTGTTTTCGAGATCAGCAATTTTAGCATCCATTGGAAGACGTTGCTCTTCTGGTTTACCAAAGTAACGAATTGTTTTGTCTGCTCCAATAAGTTCAGCAGATACATCAAAAGTGAAGTTTTTACGCCCTACTTCATCCATGCTTGCATACATTTGCTGCAATTGATCATAGATCATTACACGGCTAACTCTTGAGCCTGTGCCGATAATGCGCTGTGCCTTGACCTTTTCATAGTCAATCATGCCAAAGACTTCTTCTGGAACGCCACGTTCAATACAGCGGCGTTTCATTTCATCTACCATTCTACGGCTTTCCTTGTCTGGTTGACGAACTGTAAATGCGCGCTTTACTTTTTCACGCATCAATTTATCAAGAGGACCATAAAATAAGTTAATGGCAAAACTGTTTAATTTGTTAATCCAATCAAGTTGCGCACTAACTTCAAGTTTTGTGCGTCGATCTTGCTGACCAGATAAAATCATGTTGCCAGCGCTGAGTCCACCAGTAGCACGATCAAGTAATCCACGACCAAGCTGGATGGCTGGAATCATAGAGTTGTTGAGGTTGTTTGCTTGTGATCTTGCTGGGAGATTAATGTTTGGTGGAAGCGCAATGCCTCCAGCAAAGTCAATGATTTCTAAGTCTTCAAGGTCCTCTTGCGTAGTTGCCTGAATAACCATTGATCCTTCAATCCGTGCATTGTCCATCATCTTGCAAGTCAAGACATTCATTGCGTTACAAATTTGATAAATCAAATAACCCAACCCTCTTACGGAGTGAATACGAGCATTGTTGCCAATAGTAAAGGAAAAGATCTGAAATGCCTGATTTGTATTTTCATAGTAACTGACTTCCTTGAATAAAAATCCTTCGTTTCCTTTAGCTGTGTTAATGTCAGAACCGCTTTTCGTTGTTATGTAGAATGAAACGCTCTTGTCAAATTCAACAACCCAACCATAAACCAGTTCAATCATATCAACTGCGCTCTCAAGATAAACGTCATTACATTTTAAATCTTCTTCTAAGCGTTCCCACTCGTTCCACTTAGTATCCGTTTGTCCAGCGGCAGTTGTGATTGCCTTAATTACAGCATCTTTATCCCACCCTTTTAGCGGTGAATCACCATTGATCTTACTGTAAAGCTCAATGATGCTCATTGTGCTGGAGCAAGTACACATAGGCATGTCGCTCGTGATGATTGTTGTCTTGCGTGGAAACTTAAACCGATCTAATCCACCAACCTTGTAATGCATTGTTTGCTTATCTTCAAAATAACCAACAGCAACGCCATGAGTTACGTAAATGTCGCAAAGTTGCAAGAATGTAGGAAAAGAAGAATCATTAGCCCTGTCAATTGTAGTGAACTCTTCTGCAAGAATGTTTTCATACATGCTACGCATTGGGTCAGAAACATTTTTCAATGGTATCTGCGCAATAGTAGTAGGAGTGCTATAGATGTCAACATAACCAGACACTGCTTCATTCTTAATTGCAGCAGCTTCGCCAGTGTTGAAGTTGAATCTTTCACCTTGTCCCTTGTTCTTTAGTTCATTCTCGTCAAATGGAGGACTAAAGTCCATGTCTTGTTGCACTAAACCCCTATTGTAAGAACCTACTTCATCATCAGTGATGTTCTTGCCATGAATTGACCTAAGACCAGCTGGGGTCACCATACGCTCCTTTGGAGCAGCACCCGTTTCGGGGTTAATGCTCTTCAAGTTATCAGCGATCATATCAAGCTCGCGTGTGCTTTCGACAAAAGACATGGGCTTTTATTACCTTAATTTTCTACCACAGCAAGCATTTATTTGTTTTTTCTTAACTAATTTTCTCCAGTTCTTTCCTGTCACCTTAGTTACGTTCTTAACTTCCTCGGAATGAAACATTCCCAAAGCAATAGATTTATCCACTAACATAAGGAACATATCAGCAATGTCGCATGACTCTCCATTATTGTTCTTCTTGTGCTCGTCCTTGCTTTCTACGCGCAGCTTTTCAGTTTCTTTTGAGTAATACTGCCGTGTGCAAAGCTCCTTCATTAACTCTTTGCTAACTCCCGTTATCTGCCCACCACGAATAAACTCTTTTGGCTGAATCCACAACTCACTGTTCTTGTTGTAATACTCAACTTCTTTCCCACGAAAGAACGCTTTTCTTCCTGAAGCCTTTGAGCTAAAATTGACCTTAGAGACAGCAGGACTCCAAAGCGCGTCAACTATGTGTCCAAAACTAATCCCGCTTCCTGTGCCGTCTAGCGTCGCCCTGTATGGCGTTACTCCCCAATCTGTAGCCAACTCTTTCCATTGAATTACTAATTGATGGGACAAAGGATTTTTTTTATCAGAAGTGTCCTCTTCTAGCCCCCTGTATTGACAAACATGCATGTGGTCACGTCCTGCAACCTTGCCAATCTTAGCAATGCCCGTATATGCCCTGTCTCCTCCGCGAGTAAATGCAGGGTCTAGCGAAGTAATTACAATTGGTGTGCCATCCCATTCAGGTTCCTGATTCTCTGTTGCTTTATTAATAAGAAACTCACTCTCTTGGTAAATTGTATTGCCTGCGCCTTCAGGACACCAAAATGCTTTAAC